CCGGTCGCCTCTTGCTCGCGGCGTTCGACGATGTCGAGAAGAACACGGCGGAAATCCTGTAGCGCGGCGCGATAGTCGGCCGGCTCCTGAATCTCGTTCAGCCGAGCGATAGCCGCCGTCGCGCGGTCGCCTTCGATTTGCGTGATCTGGCCCCCGCCTTTCAGGGACTCGAACGCCTGAAGGAACGCTTGGCCGCGAAGCTGGTCGATCCGCGTTTGAGCGCGGCGGGCGGCGGCGGGCGCGAAAACGCCGGCGCGCTGCGCCCCGGCGCCGACAACGCCAACGGCCATGTCCAGGCCCGGATCGGCGATCAGCGCTTCGACCGTATCCAAAGCGCGGTCCACCTGCCCGGTCTCTTTCTTCTTCGCCGCGTCGCCTTCGCTTACTCGCTTCTCTTCATCAGAGCCGGAGAGGGGAACGCGCACAGGCCGCATGTGGCCGCCCGGCGCGGGCTCCATCACATGCTCGCCGCGCTCATCGAACACCCACGACGTGCCAGCCTCCGCCTTGCCGAAGCGGCTGGACTCGCCTCCCGTGTTGACGACGACGCCGCCGCCGCCGATTTGCGAAATCTTGCCATCCTTCGAGATCTGATAGGGCTTTGTCCGGTCCAGATTCGGAATCCGCGATACTTCGTCCAACGAAAGCGGGCGGCTTCCCGGCGTCGTGTCGGCTTCGCGGATCGTTTCGCCCGTGATCGGGTTCACCAAGGCGCCCTCGACCACCACGCCTTTGACGGGGGCGGAGGATTCGAACGCCGTCCGTGCGATCACCTGCCGCGCCAGACGGGGCGGAAGCGTCGAAAGAACCTGCCTTTGCTCTGGGGTATAGCGGCCCAGAATGTCGCTGTTTTCAAGGGTTGAGGCGAACGCCGCGTCGTCGTCCAGATCGGAAAGCCGTTCACGCGCGCCGGAGAGATCGGCCGTCTCACCCCGGCCTAGCGCGCTGAGAGCCTGCCCGACCCCGGCGAGCTGCGTCGCCCGGCGGGGGCCAAAGATGTCGCCGAAACCAGCCATCAGATTTTCCCGTAATCGACCATAAGCGCGCCGCCGAGCGTCCTCGAAACGGCCTTTTTCTTGCCCTTCTTCTTCGCGAGATCCTGCGCCATCACGCCCATTTGCGTTTTGCCGCCGGTCGCGTCGGGCGCGCCGCCCTTCATCTTGTAGGTGTAGACTGGCGTTCCGTCGTCCAGATTGCCGACCTTCCGCTTGTCCTCTTTCATCCGCTCATCGGAAAAGAGGCTCGCGATGCCTGCGCCGGTGCCCAAGAGATCAAGCACCCCCGGCGTGCGCGACGACGTGCTAGTGGAACCCGCGCCGCCGACAGACGCATTCAGAAGCGAGAAAAGACCACCAGCCTTTTCGTCCTGAAAGTCCGAACCGATACCGCGCTCCGCCTCGATCGTCGTCAGGTCGCGCGCGAAATCCTTTCCGAACGCTTCTTCAAGAAGCGCCGCCGACTGTAGCGAGCGGCCAGCCTCGCTTTCTGTCGCGCCCTGGCGGGCCCCAGCGGCCGCAAGCGAACGATCCTTCGCCGCCTCTCCAAGCCGTGCGATGAGTTCCTCGGCGCCTATGGTCCGATCCGCGCCGCGCTCGCCCGCCGCCTGGCGCGCCGCGGCCGCCTCCAGCCCAAAATCGCGGCCACGCTCCACAGCGCCCTGCCCGATCTGGGCCGCGTCCAAGGCGCGATCCTCGCCGCGCTGGAATGCGTCGTCTTCGACTTCGCCCAGACCCTTGGCGATCCCCTTCGATAGAAGAAGCTGATGAAGACCGGAGCCGGTCATCCCCGAACCGGCGAACGTCGAATTCACCTCTGGCGCAACGCGATCAATCACGTTCTGGCGCACGGTGTCGAAGGCTGTCGAACGCGTGTCGGGATTCACGGCCCGCTCCACCGCGCCAAGGAAGCCGTCAGCGTAGGCGGGCGTCCCCGCACCGGCCGTTGCGGCGTCAAACGTCGCATCCAGCGGGCGGCCCGCCGCAGTGCGAATGGCGCCGCTTGTGGCCGGATCGACGCCGCCGGCGAGCGCTTCCGTCGTCGCCCGGTCAAAACCCGTGTCAAAGCCGCCAGTCGCACCCTCGATCATGTCCATGAAGCCGGGCGCAGTGTCAGGGCGCTTTCCAAGCGCGCGAAGTTTGGCGGCGGCTCTTTGAAGAGACTGACGAAATTTCGGAGTAATCAGTTCGCCGGAACGCTGTTGAAAAAGATCGAATTCTTTCTCGCTCGGAATGAACGGCTCAACCTTATTGCTCGATTTGTTCTTTCCGAAAAGGCTCATCTTCGCGAAGCTCCAAGACAACGTGGGTTTTCACCATGCCGAAGCTGCGAAGCGCCCTTTCCCAACCAGGTCTGGAAATCGCGTGCAGCTTGGTGGAGCCTACATTGGCAGACCAAACCTTGACCATCGCCAAGAGATCTCCCGCCCACTGCTGATAGCCTTGGCCAGCACAGTGAGAGATAACACACGTTCGGGTGGCGTCGTCAAGAATTTGCGTCAGGGCGATCGCCGCCAGATCGCCGCCGACATGAACCGCCCAAACCTGATAATGCGCTTCTCTGCACCCGCTGGCGAAGCGTTCATACGTCTCGCGTCCGCCCGATCTCTCGGCGAAATTCTCAAGGAACGGGCGCAGGATTTCCTCGGCCGAGTCGAATTCACCCGGCGGAATGCAGGTTACAGACGCGCCCGGCTCCATCCCGAAATCCTCACATCATCGGCCGCAGACGCCTCGACCATCAGCCTATCGCCCGGACCAAGCGCCAGCACATCGGACAGGTTTAGGACGCCATTCGCCGGAACGGTCGCCGCGTTGATCGCAATCGTGGCGTCGCTGGCGGATGCCGCGGCGGGGACGATGTGAAGCGTAACCTTCAGGCCGGCCAGTTCGAAGATCTCCGCCGAGCCGGCCGTCGTCACGGTCTGCGCCGCGCCGGGCGCGGTCGCCGTCACCTTGACCGGCGGGAACGGAACTAGCCGGGTCGACGCGCGCGAGTCAGGATCGCGCGCGAGGATTTGCGGCCTTGAGCTCTGATCGGTCATCGGCCGGTCGCCCTGTAGCTCACCTGATAGCCGCTCGCGCGGCGCCACGTCTCACCAGCTGGAACGCGGAACCGAAGCGAATGAAAACGCGCGTCGCTCGCCATCGGGCAGAAGCCAAGCGGACCTTGCGCCACCTCCACGCCTCGAGCCCGGACGCCGCCGAGGGATTCACGTCGGCCCGGTTGCACCCGCACGCTGTCGGCCGCCGTCTCCGCCATCGGATAGACCTCGCTCACATAGCTGCGATATCCCGGCTTCGGCTGGAAATCGCCGGTTTCAAACGTCGCTTCCAGCGCCGGCCCGTTGAATTCGTGCAGGTTGCCGTCAATGAAGGCGGCCAGCACGCGGCCGCGCGAGGCGTATTGTTCGGAGTCGAACGATGGGCCGTCCGCGTCCAGGTTGGCGTCGCCGATCACGGCCGCGTCGTCTTCGTCGATATTGACCGGCGATCCGACGTTTTCCACCATTGCGTCGAGCGCGACGCTGGCGGTGGTGAAGCGGTTGACCCCCCAGAAGTAGAGAAGCTGGCGCGAAAGGCCGGCGCCAGTGCGCGGATAAAACGACCACACGATGCAGCGATTTGACCAGTCCACCACCCCTTCGGTTTGGTCCATGAAACCCGCCTGCACGTTGTCCGTGAACCAATTCCAGACGCGATCGGACGAAATCACTTCGACGCCTGATCCGTCCGAACGACAAAAGCCGTCATGCGCGAGGAAATAGAGCCGCCCGCCCACGGGCACGATCGAACGCGGCGCCGGGCAACCTCGATCGTCTTCAATCACCTCTTTGCCAAAGACGGTCGGGCCGCCGGAATACCAGATCCGCGAAATTCCAACCCGCTGAAAGACCAGATCGAAGCGCCCGCCGGCGATGCCCGTCACCTCGCCGAAACGCGCGGGCATGTCGACGAAACTGGATTGCCTGGCGATGTCCGTCACCCACGCATCGGTCGGGTTGTTGAAGGCGCTCCACCGGAGCCGGTAGGGCGCGGACGAAGCATCTATGTCCGTCAGGTTGCCAAGCATCAGGAAGTCGCCGACCGCGCCCATAGCGGCGGCGCGCGGCGGCGCGCCCGGACTGAGAATAAAGGCGTTGTCCGCGAAGACAGAGGGAAGGCGGAAAAGCCCATGCGTCGCGCACGACGCATAGATGGACGAACCGAATTGCTCGAATGTCCAAGCGTCCCCCACATCAAGGGACAGGGCTAGGCCGGATGCCGCGACGCTGCCCGCCCGGATCACGAAAAGATCGGTTTCGGTCCCGACCACCAGAACCGTGATTCCATCCGGTAGCTGATACCGCTTCGCCCCGTGGACCGCTCCGGTAACGATCTGGCCCGTGGCGACGGGCGCGTTCATCGGATCGTAGCCTTGCGCCCGCGCAAGCACGTTGATGGCCTCGCGCAAGCCGGGGTTTCGAACGTCGGGAAGATCCGGCAGGAATTCGCCGAAGGAAATCGTTTCGGTCGGTAGCGTCATACGCCCCGCCTTGGCGGGATCACCGTCAGCGAACCGCCGGAAACCTCGTCCATCACAGCGCCGGCGTTCACGGTCTCCAATGTGCCTTCGAAGAGATTGCGCCAGCCCGCGGCGGCCGCCTCGTCCTGACCAAGGGCCGCGTGGTGCATCAGCACGGCATAGGTATAGAGCCCCGGCTCTTCCTGAAGCACATCGCCGGTGTCGTCGTCGTTTTCCAAGTGCGGCTGTTTCTGCCGGTAGATCAGCGTGAAGGGCGTGCCGTCCTCGATCGGCGCCGAGCTCGCGAGATAGAAATAGCCGTTTTCGACGACGTAGTTTGCGACCGGCGGGCCGCCGCCTGCATGTGCCGCGGCGACGCGGGAAATCGGATCGAGCTTTAAGCCGCACTCGTCATAGAGCGCGACGACGGCCTGAAAATCATCTGGCGTCGTCAGGCGCGAATTCTGCGACAGCACCGCCACCGTCGCTTCCATCGCCTTGATCTTGCACCGCCGGTTGATCTCGGCGCGCGCCATTTTATAGGCCGCGCCCTTCGCCTCGCGGCCAATGTTTTCGAGAATGTCCTCTTTAAGCTGTCCGAAGGTCATCAATAAGCGCCCTCCCAAGCGCGTAGCTTCCGAAACTCGCCGTCCATCAGCTTCCGCTTCACGACCTCTTGAACCGCCTTCCCGTCGCTAAAGGACACGCCCGCTTCCATCAACCATTTCTCCAATAGCACAAACGGCACTGATCCGACGTGGCGATGATCATCCGTCCCGATCATATCCGCGGATCGCCGGTTCGCCAGATCGTCCAAAATCGGCTGGCACTCCTGATGCTGATGGAAATGAACGACTTCCTCGCCGCCGTCCCAGTCGTCGAACACGCGCGTATTCACGGGCGCAAGCTCGCGCCGCGGCGCCGCCAGTCGATTGCGGACGCTTGGAAGAAGTAGATCTTCGTCAGACATTCGAACCTCCAAACAAAAAGGCCGCCGGCGCGGGCGCGCGGGCGGCCTCAATCGCTGCGGCGGATCTTAAACCGGCTCGACCTTGCCCGCCAGCATCGGAATGTCGCTCGCGGGCACGAGGGCTTCATCACCCATGAAAATCTTGCCGGCGCTGGTGTGGACGTTCGAAACGATGCAGCGCACCGGAACGACTTCCCCGGCATCAATCGCCGGCGCATCTTCCGCGGCATTCATCGCCATCTCGCTCGCCGCCGCCTCCGCCATTTCCGCTCGCTTTTCCGCCTCCGCGGCTCGCTCTTCCGCAGCGGCGAGGCGCGCCATGATGGCCGCCTGATCAGCTTCGGTCGGTGACGTCGGGGCGGCCGTTCCGGCCTTCTCTTCGGGTGCCTTTTTGTCGGGCATCTCTGATCTCCGTTGAAACTTGTGGTCAAGGGGGCGCTAGAAAGCGCCCCCAAGGCGACGAATTAGACCGCCTGGCGATCGGCGATCAGCGCGGCGGCCTTCTCGTTCCCCATGCCGAACGTCATCTCGCCGACGATCTCGTATTTCTCCGAGTCGCCGGTCTTGGCCAGCGGGCGCTGTTTCCAGTCGCGGTAGATGCCCATGTAGGTCCGACCGGATTCCATGACGATAACGTCCGTCGCGCGGATCTCGCGCGAGGGCATGAACATGACCTCGCCAAAGTTGGTCACGTAGACGTCGATCTTCGCCGAGACGTCGCCGGGCTTCATCTCGCGGCGCGGCGCGTTGCCCGTGAAGGCGGCGGAGGTGTCGAGAAGATCCGGCCGCAGGATGACGCGATCAGGATCGGCGCCCTCGTTCCACATGCTCTGCATGACGGCCTTCAGGTCGGCTTCGACGAAGTTGGTCGCCGCGCCATCGCCGCGCGCGTCCGACCCATCGCCGGCGGGATCGGTCCCGCCGCCCGCCATGCGCCGGGTAAGACCGGCGACTTTCGGCTGGTTGGACAGGATCGCGAATTCAACGTCCTTCTTCACCGCCTTGATGCCCTTGAAGATCTCATCCTTCAGAATGTTGCGGGGCCCCACATAGTCGCCGGCCATCGCCGTTTCGGAAACCGTGATCGGTTCCTTGAAGATCTGCGTCTGGTTGCTCTGCTTCACGCGCGGCGCGCGGGGCGTCGCCACCGTGTCGTCGCCTTCGAGATGGAAGTTCTCGCCGCCGGCGCGGATCTCGTCCGTCGTCCATTCGTGCGTGGTGCTGCTCGCCTTGACGCGCGTCGACGCGGAATAGACCGGCGTCGCGGTCACCATCAGATTGTGAACGACATTCGAGATGTCTTCGCGGAGTCCCACCATCGCGGTGGTCTGGACTGTGTTCGCAGGGGCGGCCATATGGCCCTCCTATCCTTCGAATAGCAGAAGCGACTCCTCTTGCTCTGTCAGCTTCTCGCCACTCTTCAGCTTCGCCTGGGCGTTTTTCAACGCCGCTGATTTCGTGCTCCCGGCTTCGCGGGTTGTAGACTTCGCCTTTACGCCCATCTCGGGCTTTGCTTTCGTCTTCCTGCTGAGAACCACGGGCTTGGCGTCCAGGTCCGCTGCCCGCGCGGCGTCTCGCAGAATGAGAAACAGGCGGTGGTCTTGCACCGATTGAATCTCCTCTTCTGTCACACCGTAGCGGTCGCGCGCAAATGGAATTATTTTGGCCATGTCCGCCTTGCGCGCCGTGTCGTCCTTCCATTCCGGGATTTTTTCGAGCAAAAGCGCCGCCTCTCTTCGATGCGTTCGGTCTGTCTCGTCAGCGGTGATCGCCTCCAAGACCTGGGCCGCCTTTTGCTCTTTGGCCTCGGCTTCTTCGAAGGCGGCCAGATCGCGAACGAAGTCTTGCTCCTTGCCGACATACTCACGCGGATCGGGCTTCTTCGCCTGTGGTAGCGCGTAGTAGGCGAGCGCCTGTTGCAGCGCGCCCAGATCCTTGTCGCGCTGCGCCTCGAATTTGCGGACCGTCTCGGCGTGCCCCTGCGTCTTCCGCGTATAGTCCGCCTGAAGCATGTAGCCTTTGACGAGCTCGGATTCGGCGACCTCCATTTCCTTGCCGTCGACCTTGACCGTCCACATGGTTTCAGGCTTGCCCTCGCCCTCGCCCTCGCCGTCCTCGCCATCGGGCGTCTCTTCGTCGCCGCCCTCGCCTTCCTTGTCGTCCTCGCCGCCGTCGTCCTCGCCGCCTGCCTTCGTTTCCTTGTCGTCGTCCTTCGCTTCCTCGGCCGCTGCCTCTTCCTTCGCCGCGGGCTTCGCCGCCTCTTCCGCCGCGGGCGCCGGCGCGATGTCGAAAAGCGCGTCGTCGGGCACGTCTCGAATGGTGGTGAACGTGGTTTCTCCGGCGGGTTCGCCGGGCCCGGCCGCAGCGCCCGTGTTCTCTCTGTTCATCTTCAATCTCCCTGCAAAATCATCCAGTCGTCGGCGAGCATGTCCGTCTGCGAGGCGAGCCACGGGACCATCACATCATCTACGGTTTTCATTGCGATGAACGGCGCGCTTTCGTGGTGCGTGGTGGCGGACCGCTCTGAATAGTTCCAATCGAAAAGCCACATCCCCTTGCCGTTCCAGCCGGCGCGCGCGACGCGGTGGCCCGCCTTCATCGCGACGAGGGCGTGGCCGAAGCTCATCGCGTCCACGGGCTGATAGGACGCCTCAAAGACGTCCTTTGGCGACCACGAGATATAGCCGTCGTGGTTGGGGTGGTTCGCACCGCCGCCATCACGATATTCGACGAGATAGCCCGCGCGCTCAGGGTCTTCGTCCTTGGGGAGATTCCAGCCGCGATAGAGATTGTATTCGCCGAGGCTCATAGGCATCGCCGAAAGGGCTTTTGTTCCGCAATAGTCCTTCATCATCTCTCATTTCCTTCCGCTTTGAAGTCTTCACCGGACGCGATGTGGGTCGCAAGATAGTCGAGCGCCCAGATTACTCTAAGCGCTTCGTCTCTTCCCTCAACAGTTTCGTGGCGATCCGTCGCCTTCGCCACGAAACTTTGCCGAACGGTCGAGATCGCTTTTTTCGTCTCTTCCATCTTGAAAATTTCAGCTAGGCGATGGCGGGCTTCCGTGGTCATGGCGTGGCCCCTTGCGCGATCTTCATCGTTCGATCTTCGTCGTCCGCTTCGATCTTGGCCGCGGCGACGGTTTCACGGGTGCGCGCCTCCGCCTCGCGAATCCGCACCTCATAGGCTTTCAGCGAAAGCATGGCCTCCGCCTCTCGCGCCTTTGCGCTGGCAATCTGGGCGTCAAGCCTGATCCGCTCTTGCTCAAATTGTGCGTCCATCTGGGCGCGGGCTCGATCCGTCTCCGCCTTGGCCATCTGCGCTTCGGCCTTCGTTTGCTCCGCCTGGGCGAGAACGAGCGCCGCCTGATCGGCCAAGGGCGGTTCCTCGGGTTGCTCGGGCTCATCTTGAATCGTCGCCGGATCGTCCATGAAGGGCGAGATCGACGTCAGGCCGCGGGCGCGCGCGAGCCGGCGGAGCGTTTCATGAACGTGCGTCGCGTTGACGTTCGGCGCCTCCAATTCAAGAGCCGTCATCTGCTTTTCCAGCATCCATTCAAGCGCGGCGATGGTCTGCGCCTTGTCCGCCCGGCCCGACCCGACCTTCACGCGCATCTCTGTTCGCTCGCGCCACTTCAGCGGATTCACCTGAGTCCAGGCATCGCCATGAAGCTGAAGCGAAAGCTCGCGAACGGGACCGCGGCGCATGTCCGCGTGCATCTTCAAAAAGAGCTCGCGCAAGCCCACCTCGGCGAAGGTGCGAATGACGACAAGAAAGCGACGCTGCGCCGCGTTCAACAGGTCCGCGATACCCTCCGAACCGATTTGCGATTTCGACAGGGCGGCGCGGTCCAATCCCTGAGCATAGCGCGAGGCGCCGGCGTTGGCTTCAAGGCCGCTGTCCGCGCGCTCCATCAGCGGAAGCGTCTCCCCCAAGATCGAAGGCGGCTTCAGCCAATTAATCGCGTTTATGTCGCTGACGCGAATTGGCGCGCCGTGGTCCGTGCTGGCGAGATCCGCAAACGTGTCGGCCGTGGCCCGGTTCACGTCGACCTCCGGGCGCGGATAATTGGTGCCGTAGATCGAATCCAGCGTGTGACGCCAAAGCGTCGTCTTCAGTTTTTCCCAATGCATCGCGAGCTCGGCGACCGAACGGCCGACGTGGCGATGCGGCACAAGATACGGACTCCACGACGTCAGGCCGCCGCGCTCTACTTCCTCGACAGCGTGCTCGCCATTCTTCCAGCGAAGCACCGTCCCGCCGTCGCGGGTCGACCAGACTTCGTAGAGCTCTTCCACGCCGTCGTCGTCCAGATCGGCGCGCACCCACGACCGCGTCACCTCCAAGCGGCTGTCCTTGTCGCCTTCGGGCGTCGAGTCGTCGTTCGTCCGGGTGTTGTGGCGGTTCGATGTGCTGGCGTCGTCCACCGCCTCTGCCAGTCGGTCCACATCGTCTGGATGAAAGCCCATGGCGAGAAGGTCGCCTTTGCTCTTCCGCGTCCGCCGACCGTGAACCGGGCACCCGTCGAGCGTCGGCTTATGCCAGCGGCGCGAGACGAAAACCTCTTCCTGCGGAACCGGCTCGATCTCGTATTTCTTCTCCCGCTTCTGTGTCCGAATGCGAACGCTGATCGGCTCCGGCTCGCCGGAATCGTCGAAGATTTGCTTCGGAATCTCGCCGTCGATCAGTTCAACCCCGGTGTAGTCCTTGATTTCGTAGTCGCCTCCAGAATCCACGGCCCGCGCGTAAACGACCATGAATTGCTCAAGCGAAAGGTCTTCATAATCGTCAATATTAATCCGAACCTTATCGACCCAACCGCTTTCGACATAGGAGTTTTGTTGGATGAGACCTTCCTTGAACCAAGTAGAAAGAAGAATAAAGGCATTGTGAAGCTGAGTAAAAATGTGGTGCAGCGTCTCCGTCTCTTGCGTAGCCGGGTCCTCATCGTCCTGATCGACCGGTGCAAACTCAACTGCCGGCTCATCGGCGATGAAAATTTCGATCCCTTCAGAAAAGAACGCTTCGACTGTGTCCGCGGTGTCCGTCGCCTGAAATGACGAGCGGCCAGGCACTTCGCGCCCGTCCGGTTCGCCCATGTAAGCGTCGAACATCTTTTGACGTTCAGAATCGTCGTTCTCTGACGGTTCCGCATCCTTAAGCGGTTCGGTCAAAAGCCTCAGCTTTTCGTCGTTCAGCTTCATGATCACACCATTGAAATCCGCGGTCGCGGCATAGCACGGCCCGTGCTTCTCGTCTGCGCCAAGTTTGGAAAGAGCTCTGTCGCGGCCCAAACCAGCGCGTCGACGCGATCCGGGCTCCACCCTTCAGCGTCTCGATCAAAGTCGATCTTGAAAGCGCACATTTGGTCTTCCAGGTCGGAAAACTCTTCCGCGTGGTCGATCTTACCGAGCTCATAAAGCGCCGACACGGGCTCCGCTCGCGTCACCTTTCCGCGGCTCGCGTGGATCTTCTTATATGAGATGGTTTGATCATGAGCGCGGATGACGGATTCCACCATATCGCCGCCGTTGTTCACCTCCGCCACGATCTTGTCGGCGTTGAGCGACCGATAGAGCGCGATCGCCGTCTTGCTCCACTCTTCCGGCTTCATCTTTCCCGACTCGTCCGCCAGCACATAGCCGCGGCGATCCGTTCCCAAGCCCATCGCGACAATCCCGGTTTCGTCGGCGCCGGGCGTGGTGCTGGCCGCCGGGTCGATCGCAACGATAATCCGCTGCATGTCGACCGGCCATTTGCCATCCGGCCCCAATTTCGCGCGCCTGATCCAGTCTCGCTTCCAAAGCGCGTTGTCGTCGTCGCCTCCATATTCGCCGTCCCAGAACCGTTTGCGGGCGCGAAGCGTAAGGCTTTGAAGGTCGAGCATGTAATCTTCGGAAAGGTTTTCCGCGTTGTCCTTGGGATTGATCTGGGCGAATCCGTAGCGCTCTGGCGCCGGCGCCCGCTCTTTCGTGTCCGGGTCGATCCCGTCGCGCCAAAGCTGATAGGTCCAATGCTTGTTCGTGGTCGGGTTGAGATCCAGATACATTTTCTGTCGCAGGACCTCGCCCGTGATCTTGGTCACGACCTGGGCGAGGCGCGAGCGCAAAAGCGTGAACGCGGAATAGGGAACCTCAGACGCTTCGTTGATGAAGATCGTCACGTATTCGTTGCCTAGAATGCGCTCCATCGCCTTTTCGTCGTTCAGGCCGCCGACCCAAATTTCCGACCCATTGTCGAGCGTGTAGCGCGCCAGTTGCCCGTTGTATTTCGGCACCGAAACTTCGGGATATTTCAGCTTCCAGACCTTCGGAAAGGTATCGTGGACGATCGAGCGGACCGCGGCGCCGGCGGTGCGCCGAAGGATCAAATGGCGCGAGCCTGGGGCGATCAGCGCGCGGTCAATGATGCAGGCGAGCGAAAGCGCGGTCTTCCCTGAACGGGAACCGCCGTAGAGAAGACAGAAGCGGCAAACCGTGGTGTAGAGATCTCGCAGAGCCCGGCTTTGTCCGGGATTGAGATCGAACGCCATCAGAGATCGTTGGCGAAGTCGGGAAGGACGATCTTCAGCCCTTCAACGCCGACGCTTTGCTTGGCTTTGCCGTTCGCCTGCTCGTCCAGATAGATCATGATTTTCGCGAAGGTTTCGGCCTTCATTTGACCAATGATCTCGATCGGCTCGCCGTTCTCAGACTTCAGCGTCTCGCCGGTCATCGTCGCAATCATGATCTGATAAAGCGCCTCGCGAGGGAACGCGCCCCAATTCGCGTCCAGCGCCTTCAGGATCTCGGTTTTGGGCGGGCGGCCCTTCGGGTTGCCGCTGACGCCTGGGCGAAACGCATAGGCGTTGCCCTCGGCAAACTGGCCCTGATCATCCCGCGCCTTTGACGGCTCTTGGTTCTTCGGGTCGATCAGGCTCACGATCACTGCCCCCTTCGGCTTGGTGAATGGTGGTGATATAGCAAAGGGGGCGGCGCGGCGCTACGGGCGCGGCGAGATCAGCGAAAGCTCGCCAAGCGTCATGCCGCGCGTCAGTTCGTTCAGGACGATCAGGCCGGAGATCACCGGCGGCTTTCCGTTCATCGGACTCCGGGGATCGTCCGCATTCGCCATTGGCCACCAGCGCCCGGTCATGGCCATTTGCCAATAGAAGAAATTCATGAATGAAACCAAAGCGCATAGGCGCCCACCGCGACCATGGTCATGGCGATCGAGCCGCCGCGCACGCGGCGCCATGTCGGAAGCCGATAGGCCGCCACGCCCGCGGCGACGCCAAGACCAGAGCCGATCATCGCGAGGGAAGCGACGATCGCGAGAATACTCCAGATCATGACCAAGCCCCTACCGCATATGAGATCATTATGAGCGCGGCGCCGAGAAAGCTGGCGATGAAGTGCGTTATCCGCTGGCGCCCGACATAGGCTGTGCCGCGCTCTTGCATCGCGTCGGTGGCGAACGGGCTGGTGAAGGCCGCGAAGATGAAGCCGGCGGCCAGATATAGGCCGCTGAAGGGCGCATCCGCGTTGAGTCCCGCCAAGACGCCGCCGCCCAACCAGCACACCGCAAAAAGAGCGCCGATCAGCATTGACAAGCAAAGTTTCTCAAACATGGAAGGGCTCCTAAGTGTCGAATTCCACGAAGACGTGCCTGCCAATCTTTGCCGACGTGCGGTTGAACTTCGCAGCGACCGCCTCGGCAAGATCAATACCCTCAGACTGCGCGAGAAGATCGAGATAGATGAAGGTGTCGGCGATCTCATCGGCCAGTTGCGCGCGAAGTTGATCGGGCGCTTCATCGTTTCCGGGGATACCGTCGCGCACACGATTGAGCTTCTTGGCGACGTTCGCCGCCTCGCCAAGCTCACCCATGGTGGCCGTGAACCAGTCTGAAATCGACCATCCGCTCAGCGGATGATTGAAACCGTCGGGATGCTCACATCGATCGCGGTTGGCGGCGCTGAAGTCTTGGAAGGTCAACATCTGTTGCTCCTATGTGTTGCTTGCAGGGGCGGCCGGCAGCGGCATCCAGTGCGTCGGCTGGACCGAAAAGTCACCGTCGCACCACCACGCCCCGCCCTTGAGTTTCGGCTCCCGCTTCACGGGCGACCTGGCGCAAGTGGCCTGCACGGGAGGGGTCGCCGAGCTTAGTGATGACCTCTTCGATGCTGATGCAGATGTCGGTTGCGAGCAGCGCCATCAGCTCGGGTTCTTCGCCGTCGCGGGTCAGGACGATGCAACGCTTACCCCGCCCGCAGAACCACCCGGCCTCAAGGTGCGCTGACCGCCCGCAGGGCAGAAGCAAGACGCAGGTGTCAGCCCACTCCATGCCCCGTAGATCGGAGACGTAGCCGCGCGCCGCGATCGGATGCGTGGTCAGGTGTTCGCGATACTCAGCCGCCGTCCACGACTGCCACTCCGGATCAATCGCGGACCATGCAAAGCCGGGAATGCCAGAGGGCGGATTGCGAAAGTCATAGACCTCATGGCCCGCGGAGCGCAGCGCCTCGACAGTCGCCGGCTGGTCCGCATTGCGCCACGACGACGCGAGGTAAATCCGTGCCATTCTATTGCTCCTTTGCGCCGGGACATGGGCGACACCGCCCGTTTATTCGACCAAGACATATTGCGTCCGGCGCTCCACGCTGATCATCTCCAGCATTCGTGGTGATGGCGGTGCCTTTCCTGATAGGACCTGGTAAACATATGAGCGCGTCACGCCAATTTCCTTCGCCAAGTCGGTCTGGTTCCGTTCGTATGTGATCAGCCCGCGAAGGCGCTCAAGAGCCTCCGCTTCCGTAAGCGTATGCTCCGCCATTTTTTTCTCCGCCGCTCCGCATTCTAGCTGCTCAATAAACATATCGCGCTATGCGCATTAGTCAATAAGGTTATTGACGATTATCATTTCACATATTACTTAAGGGATGTAACCCTGATAGGTCGCGGAGGCACGTTACATTTCCCCGCCATCATTGATGGGCCGAAAATGTAACGTGCCTCAACTGAAAGGACGCTAGCCATGCTCGACACCGCCGCTGAAAACCACGTCGACACTGCGGTTGAAGAAGCCGCGCGCCGCGTGATCGCCAACTTCGACGAACGCTTCGACGGCTGGGCCGCCTTCGTCGATCACTGCCTTGAGACCGGCTGGCGGCCGTCGCTGCGGGAAGATTTGCACGGCGAAGCCGCCCGGCTTCTCAGGGCGGCGATGCCTTCCGCCGTCTTCTTCCCGGCGGCCGCGTAAGCGGTCGCCACGCCCTCAACTGAGGACCCAAGACATGACCCATCCCACCAGCGCCCAACACGTTCTCGGCGTGAAAATCGGCCAGAGCTGGGGCCGGGTTCGATCAGACGTTCTGAAGCGCCATGAGACCGATCTGACGGGCGTCCCATGCTTCCGGCCGCTCTAGGTCGCGGTGATCGGTCCAGATCGACCAGTCGCCGTTGCGGTTCGCCTTCGGGCCGTGCATGACGAAATGCATGACCGGCCCGTCGATAGCCTCATGGGCCGCCACCCAAGAAGCCCATAGTTCGGCGAACCGGGGCATTCGCCTGGCCTCATTGACGATCTCGATCAGGGTCGGCACGTCATCCTTCGGCGGGCGCTTCGCCTTGGGGACGCCGGCGGTCGCAAGGATGTGCGTATTTCCCTCATAGGCGAGCAGCTTCATGCCGTGCCCATGCGCGATCTGGCGATGAATGGTCCAGTTGGCGATCGCTGACTGAACCGACGCGGCCTCGGCGAATAGAAGGCGATCGACGAGGGCATTGACCGCTGCGCCGCGCTTGCCGTCCCGCCAGAGAGCGAGGATGGCGTCGCGGATCTCAGGCGTCCGAAACGCTTTGCCGTCGATGTAGGTGGCGATGCAGAGTGCGCCGAAGGTCTCCGACGGCGGGACATAGGCGTCCGGCTCGGCCTCCCGCCACTTGTCCGCGACGCAGACCGCGCGGGCCTGCCGCCCGCGAAGGCCGGCGCGGCCGCCGAGCGTGAAGATGGTCGCACCGGGCCAGCCGCGGACCTCGTCCCGCCAGTGGGCGGCCGCCTCGGTGGCGAGCTTCACCCCATATTCCTCTCGAAGAAACTGGTAGGAGGCCGGCTTGATCCCCCAGTCTTCTTCGGCCATGGCGTCGAGATCGCGCGACTGCCGGAAGTCGCGGGCGTAGTTGAAAATCTCGTTCGAGAACTCGCTGTAGACGGTGCGTGCCGGGTCGAAGCCGTCGCGGACCTTCGCGGCGACATGCCGGACGTAGCTTTCGTGCGCGAGGTGCGGCGTGTTGAGCCACATGTCGGCGCCGAGCGCGTTGCAGACCGCAATCGGAACCTCGATCGGCAGGTGAGGCTTCCACGTCAACGCGTCAAGCGGCCGGATATCGTCCGGCGTCCGCGCCTTTGAGCTGTTTGTTCCAAGCGGGTCCATCCAGCGGATCTGCTTGACACCCTCATAGGCCCGAAAGATCTCCGGTCGGATCATGCCGAGGGCGTCGTTCATCCCAACGGCGCGATCATGGGCTTCCACGTCATGTTCGGCGACGAGTGACAGATTATCGACCGGACCGCGGATTTCGACGTTCAGCGCACGGTGGAACGTGAAGTCGAATGCGAGGACGTTCGGGCCGAGGCGTTCGGTCCGCCAGCCGTTGATGGCGACGGCGTCTTCGGCCCCGTCCCAGCGGACATAGAAACGGCCGTAGTTCTGCTCGTGCAGGTCGCCGGACCAGCCGAGCCAGACGATCGCCGGGTCCTCATGCGACGCGCCGATCGGATAGCCGCGGCGATCCAGCGCGAACTTCCCTCCGCCGTTCTTGTGGAGCGGATCGCGTCCCGACTTCAGGCGATTTCGCCACGGACACATCGCGTCGTAGTCGTGGAGGCCGGGCCAACCGACCGCCGCCCCGCGCGCCAGAACCGCTTCAGGAACCGCCGCCCGGAACTCCGCGACCGACGGCAAGGTCGTGAAGGTCGGAACGATCAGCGCCGGCGGCGTCGGAGGGGGCGTTTCCTCCGTCGGCGGGGTCGGCTCCTGCGGGGCCGGTTCGTCGTCATCGATCTCCGGCTCGCGGATCGCCGGCTCGCCGAAATTCGCGAGCTTGAGCTGGCGGGTCGCAGCGGTGAGATGGCCGACCGCGACCCGGACGCGCTCCAGGATGGCTTCGGGCGCGCCGTCCAAGTCTTTCAGATCGTCCCGCAGCGCGACGGTTCGATGGAGCGCGACCTTCGCGCGATCGAGGATGTCCATAATTGTTACCTCAGCTGAGTTTCCCGACCTCATTACCCCATGCGGACCATCCAGCACAGTCGGACCGAGAAAAAAGTTCGCACCGTGCGCCGCCATAGAGCCGCGCCATGCGGTCCCGCGCCACGTCAGGCTTGCGGGAGTGTTCGCGCGGCGGCGCAACGATCAATTCGCGCACGCCAGCATCCAAACGCCCCGGCGCGCCGCGCGTGAAGAGCCAACAATCTTCAGTGTTGCGCCGGGTGCCATAGCCCATCCCAATGAACCACCGCCGCGGATCGTCAATCCGCATAGGCCCGTCGCCGAAGTCGTCGTCAGCGCGCGCCGTGGTCTTCGCCCAGGTGAACGCCTTTGACGAAAAACGGAAGCCCCATTGATCGGCCAGCCACAGCGCCTGCGGGGTATGAGAAGCCGTTGACCACATGAAGAGCGCGCAATCCGGCGCCGCCAAGAGATGAACGGGAAGTTTGGCAAGAGCCCTGATGGTCATTGTCTCATAATGCTGCTCGCCCGCGCGCTGCGGAACGGATGGCCCCGAATGCGTCATGAACCGCCAAGGCGGATCAGCGGCGATCACGCCATAAGCGGCGCGGCGGAGAGACCCGAATGGCCAGTTCACAGGTCAAACCCCACTTGCTTCGGCTCCGGCTTTGGCGGCTCCCAGATCCACGGGGCGGAGGCCCAAGGCATAGCTGAGAGAGCGCCACGCATATCCTGCCGCCAAAGGGTGAACGCCGTTTCCGTAGAGGCGCAGAGCCCGTGACCGCTCGGCCAGCCCATGAGCCATTCGACGAACCACGGACTCAGCCGCCGCTTCCGCCATGCGCCCTTGCGCAACCAGCGCCGCTGCACGGTCGGCGAAACGCTTGACATCGCCGACCGAAAGAGCCGGCGCGAGATCGCACGATTCCCCCCCCTTGATCTCCGGCGCCCACCGAACATGGATGATTTTGCCTTCACGGATCGCTTGGACGATTTTACCGGCGTCCATACCGCCCCCCCCGGCCTTCTTGATCGCTTCAATCGCCTGAAGCCTGTGCGCGGCCTCTTGTGCAGCCTCCATCTCGGCGCGCTTCGCCGCTCGAACGCGCTCCGCTTCCGCCGCTTCCTCGCGGCGCCGGGCTTCCGCTTTGGCGTTCGCCGCCGCCGCCGCCGCCGCTTCCTCCGCGCGCTTGGCGCGAGCCTTCACCTCCGCCGCCTCCGCGTGTGCAATGGCCGCGGCGCGCTTCTCTCGTTCCAGTTCCGCTTCCCGCGCCTGAAGGACTTCCTCACGCGCGGCGGCGGCAGCGGCCCGCTCGGCCTCTTCATTCCGAAGGCGCTCCAGCTCGGCGCGGTCCTTCTCCGCCTGCGTCGCGGCGGCGTGCGCCGTCATCAGCGTCGATAGCGCTGCATCACGCGCCATGGACGCTTCACTGGCGCGATCGCCGAAAACCTCGTCCCCGATGACGAAGTTTCGCACCGCGGCGGCGCGTTCCAAGATTCGATCCGGCGACAGGCCGCGAGTGTCCATCGAATCGCGTATTTTGGACAGCGCGCCATCAACGAAAGCCTTCTTCCGCTCTTCCTCCGCTTCCCATTCCGTGAGCGGCTTGCGCGCGGCGTCGCGGACCTCGTCCAGACCCTCGCGCAACCGCTTGCCCAGAGCGTCCGTGGCGGCGATCTGATGTCGCTTCTCGGCGGTGATCTCTTTCCGCTCGACATCAAGGCGCGTCTTCAGGGTCGATGCCTTATATGCTCTTGAGGCGATCTCCTTGCGCGCGATGCCTGTCGAAATATCCGCTTCGGCGCTGACGAGCGCGGCGCGCGCGGCGGCGAGGATCGCATCCAGCTCGGCCGCCGTCTGCGGAAACGCCAGGTCTTCCAGAGGCGGGTTGTTGTGGCCAACGGGGGCCGTGGTGTCGTCCGTCATGGTGTGTTGCCCTTCGGTTGCGCTTCTTCCTTACGTCCCCACTATGACCCTACCGCGAGGCCCTCGTCAAGACTTTCTCCGCAGAGGCGCAATCAGATTTTCCGCGAATGCACGCCGTCTCTCCTGATCCTCCGCGCTGATCTCTACGGGCGGCGCCTCCGGCAATTCGCCACGATCAAAAGCCATGACCTTGCAAATAGCGCCGCGCACCGGGCGCATCTCTTCCAGCACCCGCGCGGCTATGTCGCCCGGAAGAGGGCGGCGCCGCCTCTCTTCGTTCTTCACCGACAACCACCAGCGACAAGCGCGCCGCACTGCCCAAACAGGATAGGTTTTCAATTCCTCTCGATAGTCTTCCGCCACGTTCCTCGCGGCTACCGCTCCGACGTCCGCGACGTAGTATTGCATCAGAGTCGTCGCGACGCGCTCCAACAACAGCTTGGCGGGCGCAGGCTTCGAAAGCCTGTCAATCGTCGCCTGAACCTCGTTCCTCTCTTCCAGCTTCTCCAGCCGCTTCGGCAAAGCCTGCAAAGAAGCGACCATGCGCATCGTGTGCGCTTCCGCCTTCGCTGTCTCTTCGAACCCCGCTGTTGTCGTTCTCGCTACCGCTGTTCCTCTCTCTTGCATCGTATGCGCCCTCCATGAGCTTGGTGAAGCTGGAAGCCTGCAACAGAAAGTCGATATGCAGGCGGAAGTCTGCCTTCGTCTGGCCCATCAGGAAGGGCGACTGAGAGGCTTTGTCTAGCGCGACGCGCCAGCCTTCCAATCCGCCCGCTTCCATCATGCGCGCCTTGATCGCGGCGGTGCGCTGCTTGTTTTGGGCTTGGCATTTGGTCCAACCGAAGCGATCGGCGAAATCGTTGTAGGCGGCGAAGGCGACTCTATGAGTCTCTGCAAGAGACTCTATTGGCCTATTGGACTCTTGGTTTGGATGGTTCCGCGGATGGTTCCGCGGTTGATCCGCGGATATATCCACGGATGGTTCCGCGGATTGGCCCGACTTGTTATTATTCAATGACTTATCGTCTGTCGGAGGCGTGTTTGTTTCCCTCAATACCTCGTTACGTTTTTGTCCTTGAGAATAGCCTCTTAGGCCCCTCTTCCGGGTGCTTTGCTTGACCAGAAAGCGTTCAACCTCGGCGGCGACCTCCGTCAATTTGGTCGAACGGATCTCGCCTTCTGTCTTCTGAAAGAAGTTTGAGATCTCGGGCCAGATCGTTGATCGCCATCGGCGCGTGTTGATGCGAGCAATTCGGGCGAGGCGCGCGTGATCAAGGGGAAGGGTGGCTGTCTCTCTCTTCCACATAGCCATGAGAATAAGCATGTAAGCGCCAACTTCCTCGGCTGAAAGGTGCATGACGTCCCGCAAGAGCGCGTCTGTCCAGAGCGGGAAGGGTCGCTTGCCGCGCGCCTTCCGGGCGTTATAGGCGTCCGTCATCAGCGGGCGCTCCGCAGCCTTTTGAGGTGCCGATAGACGGTCGCGCGATGCAGGCGAAGCACCTTGGCGATCTCGCTCGCGGTGTCGAGCGGGTTGGCTATGACGTGTGAGAGAATGCGGGCTTCGGTCTCGTCCGCTCGCTCGCGGAGATGCGCGCCGCGCCGTGTCTTCTTCATCCTGCGCCCCTTTGTATTGTGCGACTCTTGTCGCAAGATACGTGGAGCCGGTCAACACGAAAAAACCCCGCGGAGGGCACCGCGGGGTCAGTTGTGAACGCGTCGTGAAACGCGGACTTGATGAGAAACGCTGTAGAAACTTGTCGGATCAGGAACCGCTTGTCAAGCCCACGCCCCACCATCCCTTTGTCCAGGCGTCCACAAGATCGGGCTCCGAAAGAGCGTCATGCGGACATGCGCCCTGATCCAAGCCGTCGTTGCGCGCGCGCGAGCCATCCCACCACGCCGCTTGCTCAGGCGTTTCCGTGGCGGCGGGCGCGGCCGGCCCTTTCACCGGAGCCGGTTCGGGCGTCGGCGTCCGAACCTCGAGCTCCGCTTTTGCTTCGGGCTCAACCTCTTTCGCCCGCTGCGCCGCCAAACGGGCCTTGTCGTAGCCCTCCGCCCACCAGCCGCGTTCGCGAGAACCTTGCTTCCACGGATTCGTCGACGTCCCGTCCAGCCCATCGGCGAACGCCTTGGCGCCGCGCTCGCGAAGCATCTGGATCTCTTCCAAGCCGGCCGCGCGGCCGTTGGTCCATGATTCATGCTCGTCTGTTCCGCCGTCGTGCGGGTTGTCGTCTGGCCCGGCGCCCCGCGCCGCCGCCTCTTGCCCGTTTTTGAAGGCGTGTTCCACCGGGTCGTAACCGGGGTTCACCTGCTCCGGCTGTTCCACCTCTTGCTTATCGACCGATTGAGAAGCACCCATCTCGGCGCCGCCGGCAGAATCCGCATTTTTTTCTTCCACATCAGCCGCCGTCGCGGCTTCTTCCACGCCATCATCGCCGGTCTCTTCCTCGATATATTTGCGCCGCCCGCGGCTGTCCGCCTCCGACACGATGCCCGCGGCCTCCATCCGGTCCATGAGCTCCGCGGCGATGTTGAAGCCGACCTGAAGGCCGCGCTGAACATGCGACGTCGCCGCTTTCCTGTCGCGCCGGACGATGGCCACCGCTTCTTCATAGCGATCCACCGACGCCGGCGGCGCGGCGGATTCCGTGGGCCCGCCGTCCGACTTGTGAAGATCGTCTTCGTCGTCCATCTGATCCAGGTCGCCTGCCGCAGGCGGCTCCGCGCCGGGCAATTCCGGCTGATCCGGTTCCGGTTCGAGCTTTCGCTGATCTTCATTGAAACGCTCTGCGTCGACGACGGAAATCTTGAGGATTTTCTTTCCAACCTGATTGAGGCGGACAAGTTCGCCGTCGTCCGCCTGGCCCATGAGCGTAATCTTCACCCCACCCTTGTCGTCCAGCGCGAGCCCCTTGAATTGAGCGTGGATAACCTCGCGGCCACCCGCGGCGACCATGGCGGCGACCGCGGCCACCATATCGAAAGCGATAGCGTCCGTGGCGTCGATCTCGGTGCGCTGCTCATCTTCCGTCAGATTCGGCCACGTTGTCGCCTGCACGCGCGAGCGGCGGAACGACAGAAGACGATCGCGAATGTCCGAAACCAGCGAGCGGACGTTCAGGGCGAAAACTTCGCCAGTCGCCGCGTCAATGACTTCGACGGTTTCATTATGGTCTCCCATAGGGATAGCTCCTCTTTCCTGATGATGATTTTGACGAACGAACCGCCCCAGAAGCGAAAGCGTTCGTCCACGATATAGCGATCATCTGGCGCTTTCTCCGCCTTCACGATCGCGTCGATTACCGCCTTCACATTGTTGTCTAGATCCGCCTTGGTCTTTTGGCGAGGAACGAGCGCGTCGATCCGCCAGTAAAACGGACCGACGCCAAGACTGCGTTGCGGAGCGAGCTCGAAGCCGGCCGCCTGCAACCACCAGCGATATTCTTTCGACTGACGCTTTCGCCCATCAATCACGGTCGTTGCGTGATTTGTGCTCGGCGGCGGATCGCGGATGATCAGTTCGACAGAGCGGACCATCAGTCGGCGGCGCGGGCGGCGGCGCGATCCAGACGCTCGATCTCGGCGACGTTCAGCGCGGCGGCGCGGACCAGATCGGCGCGCGGGCTTTTGGGGTTGAATTCGATGGACTCGAAAGGCCAGAGGCTTCCCAGAGCGCCGCGCGCCTGAAAGTAGTAGTCCGGGATGTGCGAATTCCAGCCGGCG